CAATGTTCATGGCCAACACCGACCCCGGGACGTCAGCGTTGAAAGTGTAAAAATTCATCTGCCCTGACGAAGTCATATCGTCGCCCGACCACGAATAGTTTCCGAGCGATCCAGTGGTGAACGCAGAGTTAGTTCCCGACACTCCAGCATTGAAGGTGGCAAGCCCTGATAGCGTCATGGTCGTGCCAGTGATGAGGGATGTGAAAGTACCCGTGGTAGACGTAAATCCACCCGCAAACGCCACAGAGCCTGTTGCCTGAAACGTTACTGGCCCCGCAAAACTGGCCGTGCTGTTGGCTGTCAGAGGGCCATTAAACGTGGCCGTGCTATTGGCCGTCATCGCCCCGTTGAACGAAACCGTACTGGCAAACCCGGCGGCGCCGTTGAAACTGGCCGCCCCTGTCGCTGTTAAGGTAGCCACGGTCACGTTGCCGCTGAAGCTCGGCGTTCCGCTGTTCACAGCCGCTGCCGAGATGCCGCCGTTACTGAAAACCTGAGAAAAGAACGCCACCCATGCCGGCGAAAGATTCCGGCCATCTTTTGTGATTTCGATGGATGGAACCGGTGGGAAACTCACTGTTTGCGCTCCTGAACAACGGCCGCGCCTTCTGTGATGACGAACTTGACCGGGTCTGTCATCCGCACCCGAAACACAAAATCACGAGCAGAGCCAAACCGTCGTGCAATGACTCGCGTCATGTATTTACCGACAGCGCCAACCGACAACAACCTTGGGTTGCTCCATGTGCGCCCGTTGTCCTTAGACGTCTCCAGCGTAATCTGCGGTGCGCTGCCTTGCCCTGACTGCAAGCCCACTCCGGTCTCCATGTCTAGGTAAAACTCGGCAACAGTGATGACGTTGAAATCCTGCGATCCGTGCCGGGTGACCAACTCGCGAACAATCGTCTGGCCGTTGTCCGTGAAGGTGTTCTCGTCAATGGTGTAGACCTTGCCGCTGATGTAGTCCGTGATCAGCGCTTGGTTTTGATATGTCGTCGATAGTTGGCCTATGTGGCGCTGAGCGTAACCAGACGGCACTCCGCTTTGAGTCTCAGACCAAATGCCGGTGCTCAAATCGTACAAAAACGAACGGTTGGCCGTGGGGAACGTCAACTGGTACATCGGATGACCGTTGATGACGTAGGTCAGCGATGTGGCGTCTGCCACGGTGGAAAACCCGGCGATGATGTCCTCGAGGTCGGGCGTGCTGACCACCGCCACGTTGTAACCGCTAATCTGGCAAATCTGGCTTGTTCCCTGCGGGTTCTGAGCCAAAAACAACAGCGTGCTGGCAACGTGTCCCCGGCTGTAGATGGCGTTGATTCCATACTCGCTGGTCACCGACAGAATGGGAGCGAACGGCTGAGGACTGCTGCCGACGTTCTGCCAGAACTCGGTGTGGCGCTCGCTGAACACCACCAGATTGCCGCCCAGAGAATCCACAGCGAGGATGTTGTCCGAGTATTGGCTGGCGGCCGCAAATGCTAAAGCGTTCCACGAGGAACCATCGAACGTGTCGGAGCAAAAGAAATTCTGCGTGCCGGGTTTCTCACACACAAAATATCCGCCAACGAATGCGACGGTTTTGGCTCCATTTGGGAATCCTGATGATGTGATTTTAGACAGCGTCTGCGTGGTGGTGTTGAAAATGTAGCCCTTGGAGCCGTCCACGATCACAATCTGGTCAGGGTCTCGCGCCATCGAAACGTTGCCGAACACGCTGGCAATCGTCGCGCTTGAATACAACGTGCTGCCAGTGCTGCTTAGCGAATAGAACGTGCCATCAATGACGGCGTACAGGTTCGACTCCGTGCCAAGAATGCCGCGCACGACGCCGGCTAGCGTAAATTTTAGAGACAGTCCTGGCGTGCCAAATATGGCGACCTTGGACTTGTCACCATCTGGCCGGTTTTCCATGTAGCAGTTGAGCCGGCGCTGACGGCTTACCGGATAGGAATGCCCCGCGATGCCATTGCCGAAAAGTGGATAAACCCTCATGGCATGTACTGATTCGATTGAAAATAAATTTCGGTGGTGTCTGGGTTGGCCTCGCGAGCATAGGCCAGCGCTTCGCTGTAGTTTGCGTCCATCTCCGGTGTCCAGACTGCGCTAAACATCGGGCAAATCTGCTTGCTCAATCCCCAGCAAAGAGCATTGAACCATTCGGCTGGATATTCCGGGTTATCCAGCGCTGCGTTGAAATCCTGAATTGGACGCAAATACACAATGTGTATGATCTTGGTGATGTCTTGAGCGCCGCCAGTGTCGATGTACAGATTCCCGTTGGTCAGTTGGGCCTCGTAGTAGATGGCCGTTGGGTCTGCCACGTAACTGCTGCTGGTCTTTGTCGGCAACTGCTCGTAGGTCTGCACCGTCATGAAATCCAGCGGAATATCCGATGCGCTGGTGTCGCGCAGAATGGCCGTGACGATCTCCAGCGGTCGTTGGCCCTTGGTCGTGTAGTTCCACACGTAAGCGCCTTGGTTCACGGCAGCGGTGAGCGCCGCATTCAGCGTGATGCTAGTAGATGTCTTGCTGGCCACCGTGGTGCTCTGGATGTCGCCAGTGGAAAGCTGAATTACCACGTAGTCTCCGGCCGTGAATTGGCTGGTGCTGGCAAACGATAGGCTCGTTGCGGCAGCAGCTGCGTACGCGCTCGTCGTGTTAGTTGCGTAGTTGGCTCCGGCCACCGCCGTGACGCCTGCCGCCCAGTTGTCACCAGACGGCCCTAGAGCGTACCGGTACTGTGTGGACGACAAGAACAGGTCAGCACGTTGACGTGTCCAGATTTTTAAACCCGGCGCGAAGTCGTAACGCCCCATCCACTGTTTCACCAGCATGTTCAACTTGCGCGAGCAGTCGGTGGTTTCCTGCGCGTCGATGGTTCCGTAGGCATCAAGTTTGCCGATATTTAACATCGATTCCCTGATGATTTCGTCTCGTGTAACCGTGAACGAATACGTGCCGCTGGTGCTCATTTGTTAAGCGCCTTTTTGATTATCGGATAGATGGCATCGTATGCCATGTCGGCCGTGATTTCACTTTGACACTGAGCTACGCCCATCAGATTTCCGTCCGGGTCTTTCGCCTGTTGGCACGCATCCCAGTTGTAATGCAGTTGATGGCAGGCAGGGGCTTCATTGGCACCACGGCCCGGACAATGCGTGGCAGGAGCGGCCAGCGCTGTGCTGTTGTCCCAGTCGCGGGTGAGGTTCTCCGCGCTGCTGTGGCTGAGAAAAACTACCTTTGGCATGGGCTCGTGCGAGACCGAGTTCAGCACGCCGGTCTCCGGCCCGATGACCATATCGGCCAGCAACGTGAATGCCAGCGTTTGACGGATTTTCCATTCTCCGCACATTGGCCAGACGCGTGGCTCCGTTTTGATTTTCATGCCCTTAATGCGCTTGGGCTGGCCAGTTTCCTCATCAGGAACGAACCAGCCTTGCTCGAGGATGGTTCCTGCCTCGCTGCCCACCATGACAATGTGGACTTCTGGAAACTCGATCAGCAACCGCGCATAGACTTGGTCAATGTAAGGCCACGTTTTATGCACAGATGACCCGGCCAACGCCCAGACAATAACGAACCTGCCCATCTCGTCTCGCTGCTTTTTGGCCCATAAAGTTTCTTCTGGTAGCGCGAAAAACTTTACGGCAGGCCTGTGCTCAAGCTTGGCACAATCGTGCTGAAATTCGAGATAGTTCTGGTTGCACATCCGGTGGCGAACGGCCGGCGGTGTCTCGTACATGAACCGCCCAGGAATCGGCAGCAGCGTGCCTTCCGCGCTTTCGCTCAACTGCACCCATTTGTCGAACTTCTTCCGGTGATGGCCCCAGAACGCACCGAGGTGCTCATTCGGCACTTGGTTGACGTCCTGATAGTAGAAATCGTCCACGTTCGGATCGTGCTTGATGACGTCGCAGCCCGGTGGCGAGCAAAACACCGTGACGTGATAGCCCTGCTTTTTGAGACCGGCAAACACACTGGAGGCTTGCAGGATGTCGCCATACGCACCGTAGCGCACCACGGCGGCCGTCTTCTCTGGCCGTGGCTTCTGATGGCTGTAGCGCCACTGAAACGCCTTGTTGGCCTTTGTAGAGCGTTCTGGCATAGGTAGCTTTTCAAACACCGCAAAAAGGCTGTACTCCATGCCTTCGTTGCGCTGCTCAAGAACCCGACAGTCCCACGAACCCACCGGTCGCATGTAGGCCAGCAGGCGCTGTTCGTTGACGTTCCATTTGTGGTCTGGATTGGCGTGCGGCTCTCCCACCTTTGGATACAAGTCTTCGTGTGGCAGGTAGAGCACCAGATAGCCGCCGACTTTCAACACGCGCCACCATTCCTCAAGACAAGCGCCAACCTTGTCGGGGTGGATGTGTTCCAACAGATGAGATGAGTAGACAGCGTCGTAGGCTTCTGAGCCGAACAGGCGCAGATTGCTGGCGTCCTCAATCCAAATGTCGGGCTTCATCTGGATACCGAACAGTTGCGTATCAACGCCGGAGTCCAAGCCTATGAAATGAGGGAATCCTTTATTAGTCCCGCAGCCAACATCGAG